CTCCTCGAGGGCTAACGGGCTTAGTAGTCCAGTAACAACAGGACACGGTCCGTTTAAGGCGCCTCTCGAAAGAGAGCGCTTAGCCCTCCTCTCGGGGTTAGGTAAACCCCGGCACCCCCTTAAAAGGGAGTGCTCCATCCGAGCTTTATGTTGACGGCATCGGAACGTCCAGCACGTTCAAGGTGTCCCTCTTCAAAAGGCTCTTCGCCTCTCTTAAGGAACCACTTGAGGAGAGCGTACTCGCCATCCAGTGTTGAAATTGGAAGTCGAGCTCGAACTGTGTAGCCCTTGACAAGGGGACGATGCAGTTTCGAATCCATTCGGTCAATCTGGTAAGACAGAACCGAATGACGCCCAAGAACCGAGGAAGTCGACGCAACTGTAGGGTAGAATCGTAAGATTCGCTCCATATGCGCGTCTATCCACTGGCAGGTCTTCCATAGACCCAGCTGATATAGCTGATTCCGCAAGGAGACGGTGGATATGACTTCTTCGACGTGCTGCCGCTGGGACGGGATCAAAGACCGGCATCTGGCGATGGAAACATCGTCACCGGCATAATAATCCCTGCCACAAGATTCTCTGAACTTTCCAGTCCAGAAACTCTTGTTCGCGTTGACTCTAAACCCAAAAGTCTCGAGTCTGCGCACAACGGCTGACACATAATCTACGGGAACAATGATATCGTCCCCGAAGATGCACACCTGGCCGACGAGCTTTTCAAGATCTCGTCGAGTCAGTGACCTGCTGAGCTCATCCTGAATCCCTAGGAGGACAATAACAAGAAACGTCATCGCCTCGATCGGAAAACACAGAGCTGAACCCATAGAAGCGAACTTGGCCAAACGGATCACTCCGTGACCAGGTACGTCAGCTTTTCGCGACCGGCTCGCGTCTACCCCCTCTGCGAAGTGGGGGAAGCGTGCAAGCATAGTCCTTACAAGCTGATTGGAGACTCGATCACTTGCCTCGCTTAAATCAAGCGTAGCAAGCTTCCCATCGATGGACCCTAAACGGGCCAGCTGCTGATTAGGCAGCTGATCATCGAATCGAATGAGCTGACTGAGGATGTCATCCCTCTTAAGCTCATCAAGGAACAGCTCGAGGAGCGACTGCTGTGCGTACTGCATTGCGGTCGGTTCGATTGCTATAATCCTTGGAGTCTTCAACGTCTTAGGAACCGTGATGACCCTGACGGGTCTCTCGGCACCAGGTTCGAGGAAGTTCACACTGTCTAAGAGGTCCCTGTAGCCAAACCCTGGAGTAATAAACTCCAGTGCGGGAAACAGATACTCTAGACGACTAGGCCACTCGTGCTGGACAAACTTTTGGTTTCCCTTGAGTTTGTCTGCAGTTGCACCTGGTCCGTGTTTGGGGACATGCTCACCCAGGTAGATCCGAAGATCACACCTAGAAAGAACATCACCCAAAACGAGAGCTGATAGCCGAGAAAACTCCAGATAATCTTTCTGGGTCCGTTCAGCATCAGCCTGTCGAACTTCCTTCTCACACAAGATGTAACCATCAATCGCTCCCTTCGTGCGTGCTTCTGAGCACGCAATAAGCTGCTTACGAGTGTCTCCACTCGCAATAGACAGCTTACCGAACATCAGCGTAAGCTGACGTATCGCGAAGATCGCTTCGGTTGACGGTTCATCCCGCAGCAAACCACTGCCACGTTCGAACACAAGATCAAGGAAACCTCCGAGAAATCGGGGGAGACCGCCTGTTTTTGCAAAACTAAGAAACAGGTCGTGATCCACCCTACCTCGTGCAAGACCTTTTTGGAGGTCCGACGCGAAATCGGGTAGGGTTATCGTAAGAAACGATAACCCCTCGTGTTCAAAACGCCTCTCGGCTGTTTTATAGTCGAGAGTGGTGCAAGTGTCGCATAAGGTCCCCAATTCTTGGAGGACCTGCTGCCAGAGTTGCATGAGGCGCATTTTAATCCCTTCCTCGTTCAGTTAGAGGTGAGGGAGCCCGACTCATGCTCACAGCTGGTCGTTAGACCAGATGTCCGATCAGTTCTCACCACCGAGAATCTTGGTGATGAGAGCTCCGCTCGAAGCATTCAACAGGCTGACGAAACCGTCAATGACCTGCTTCGCTTCCGTCACCGTGTATCCCGTCGGAGGAACGTCCGCCACAACATAGAAACTCATGCTGTGAACGATGTTCTGAGACGAGATGAGCGGGTCGGGGGCGATCTTCGAGTGGTCAACGCGCAGAAGGTGCCGGTTCCTCTTACCATACTGGTGAGAAACAGACAGCTTCACGGTACCATCGTTGGACGCAAAAGCGCCCGAGTTGATACCAGAGCTAACCCGCGGAAGCGAGTTAGCAACAGCGTTGATAGTGATGGACTGAGGATCTGCGAGTGCCATGAGACAACTCCTGTCTGAGGACGTGTGCCCTCGGTAGCGGAATGGTGAGCAATGCTCACCGCTTGAACTTGGTCAAACCAAGCGCAGCGATGATTGATAGCTGTCGGGCGGTCAAACCGCCTTCGAGCCCGAAACCAAAGGGTGTTGCGTGCCTTCGCTTCTTGATCTCTGTTGAGAACGTGGAAGTGATAGGACGTCTCCCGTAGCCCTTCAAATGGACTCCGGAAAGTGTGTAGGTATCCTTGATGATGGTATGATCCATCAGATAACCATACCGCAACACGAGGCCGTCGCTGGCAAAGTCGCTAATATTGGAAAGAACATCTCCCGTATTAGAGAACCAGTCAGCGGCCCAGCTCCACGGAGCTAAGTTCCACAGGACCTCGGGTGTCAACTCGAGGCCCAGGACGTATCTAGCTTGGGACGCCACACGTCTCCACTCATTCCGGCTATGAAAGTCGGACGGTAGATAGTATGTGAATCCTCCGCTAAACCACGTCTTACGAACGATCTCTCGTTCGCGAACTAGCTTCGACGTCGTACTAGTCGGATCGACTACCCAAGAAGGCGCAACTCGTTGTGCAAAGTAGGCTTCCTGGGTGCCGGGACTACCAATTTCGGTTGTCTCGACAGTACGATCAATGGGGAATTCAAACTTCCTGCGGACAAGACGTCCGCTGTCCCTCTCATACTGCGTAAGAAGCTCCTCCCAGCGCGAAATAGCACTGGCAGTCGTCTTCACGTCGCTCACAAGAGGGAGAATGCCAAACTGCACGTTCAGGTGTTCATGACCAAGGCTTGCGCCTTTGTCACGGAGCTTAGAAGTGCGGTCTTTCCAGGTCTGATGTCCAATCATTGAGGGTAAACCCTCTCTGATCAGCTCAGCTAAGGAAACCGATAGGTTGGCAGGCGAAGTTGTCGGCTTACAACGCGAGATTGCAGTCGTGCCTAGCGCGTCCATCTCTTCATCGGATCTAGAAAGATCCGGTGGAAAGTAGAACGCCAAGCCTGACTCGTGGTTGTAGGGACAAACCGGATAAACTGGCCCGAAGTACTCAAAATCGTACTTGTGATCGGGACCATCCGTCCAGAAAGTGGGCGGAAGTTTATAACGAAATGAATACTGCGGCTGGGCGACCTCATCGAGGCCACGTTCGTCGTCGAACCCATTTCGCTTGGTGTAAAATTCACCACCGATGTCCTCACCCTTAAAACGACTCTGACGAGTCCAAGGGTGGCCTTCCGAGACAGTAATCTGTCTCCCGACTACACTACTAACTCCAGTGAACGGTCCCACAACGGAACTGCCACTGTCATAACTCTCCTTGTAACGGAAGAGATCCCGCTTGAGAACAATATCTCTCTCGCGGGTAGTAGGTACGTCGGCCATTGCAACTCCTCTGGTAGGATGTGGGAAACCACATCAGCGTGCACTGCACCGTGCGCCCCTCGCGG